AAAGCTATTTGGGTCAAAACTGTGATGGGAGAAATATAAAGACATTTCCCTTAAAATGAATTTTTTAAGAGAAATCAGATAATAAAAGGGAGACTTTATTTGACGAAGGGAGGTTTTAATATGGAAATGTCAGTACAGGAAGGAACTTTTCATATAAATGGAGTTCAAGTGGATGGAATAAAAAAGTTAGAGTTAAAAAAATCAAAAGATGATCTTAATGATGGAATATATACAAAACTTGATAATTTTAAAGCAAGTGGAATTTTTAAAGATATAAAAATTGCATTTGGAAATATTAAGAAGATATTTACTCAAATATGGGATGGTGCAAAGAAAGCATTGTTTAAAATTTATTCTAATAATAAAGAATTTAGAAAGTTAATGACAATATATAACAGAACTAAGAAAAAAAGAACTAAAAAGAAATATTACAATAAGATGATTAGATTTATAACTAAGAGCTTAAAACAATAATTTAGTATCGACTGAGTTCGATTAGCGGTCATTCTCGGTCGATATATTGATAATGATAACTGAATGATAATAGGATGATGAGTATGAAAAGAAGTGAAGCTAGTGAGCAAATAACATTAATACAATGGTGCGATATAAATAGATGTAAGTATCCAGAACTAGGTTTGATATTCCATATCCCAAACGGTGGGAAACGAAATAAACTAGAAGCTATTAAATTAAAAAAAGAAGGGGTTAAAGCAGGTGTTCCAGACTTATTTTTACCTGTAGCTAGGCGTGGATACAATGGTTTATTTATAGAATTAAAATATGGAAGCAATAAAGCGACTACTAAGCAGAAAGAATGGATTAATAACCTTAATGCTCAAGGATATAAAGCTGTAGTATGTAATGGATTTGATGAAGCTAGATTAACAATAGAAGAATATATAAGATAGGTGGAGATTTTTATGAGTAATGAAGAAATAAAACAATTAGCCAAAGAAGTAGCTAGAGAGGCTTTAAGAGAGCTTATGTTTGAAGGTAAAGATAAAAGATTTCATAACACAAGATTATTAATGAGAAATTATAATACTTTAAAAGAACATTTAAATAATAGCGATAGTGTTGAGATAAAGTTTAATTTTGTAGATGAATGTGAAGTTAAAGTAGACTATATGTGGTTAGAAAGTATAGCGAGAAGTAAAACTAGAACGGCTAAGATGATAGAGTATATAGATGCAGCGTTGATTAATTTAAAAACAAAATTTATAGAAAAAGGTGAGTTTGAGAAATATAGATCATTTGAAATGTTCTTTATAGAAGGCAAGACAAGTGAAGATATACAAGAGGAATTTAATTGTGGTAAAAATACTCCAAAGAGATGGAATGATATAGTAACAAGAGAATTATCTGTATTGCTTTGGGGGATTGATGCTTTAGGGATTTGATAGGGAAAACGTGGGGTTTAAATAGGGATTTGCAAATGTTAATATGTTAATATAGCAAATAAAGTGCTATAAAATTATGCAATGTCTATTTCTTATTCCCAACAAATTTAAAGACATTATAGGTAGGTATCCCTAACCTACCTAACATGCAATGAAAGGATTACTCAGGTTCGATTCCTGGGCATTGCTACAATGATAACTTAACGTAAAAGAGAACAGTCTATTGGGTAAAGTAGACTGAAAAAACAAAATAAAAATAATTAAAGTTTATCTATGTTTTTTCTAATTCAAAGATGTATTTTTAAAAGGACTTGAAATTTAATTTTCAGGTCCTTTTTAATGGAAGGTTTAATTATGGGTTTAAAAAAATTATGTAGCAAATGTAATAAAGTAATTGAATATGGAACGACTAGATGTAATGAATGTGAAGCTAAGCATAATGAACAAAAGAAATCTGATTATAAATATTATGACCTTAATATAAGGGGAAAGGATACTCATGACTTTTATAATAGTCCGGCTTGGAAGAAAGTAAAGAAAGCTATACGGGTTAGAGATAACGGAGGAATGTGTGTTATGTGCATGAAGGAGAATAGGATAAAGTTTGCAGATTTAGTTCACCACATTGATCCGATTAAAGATAACTATGATAAAAGGTTAAGTTATAGCAATCTTATATGCTTATGTAATAAACATCATAAGCAAGTACATGCAGTATATGATACGAATGAAGCAAATAAAAGTATTATGCAGAAGAAACTTGTAAATATGATAAAAACATCAAAAGAAGAATTTTAAAAGGGGCAGGGGGGTATTTAAAAAGTTTTTAGCTTAATAAAAATACCATTGCCCCAGTTTTCATTACAAAAAATTCCCCACGGAGATTTTTCTATAAATAATATTTAGAAATGGAGGTGATAGTATGGCAGGGCAAAGACAACCTATAGAATTGGTAATTGCAAAAGGGAGGAAACACCTTACAAAATCAGAGATTGAGCAACGTAAATCTACAGAAGTTAAAGCCCCAGCAGATAATATAAAACCCCCATCTAATCTAAATAAAGAGCAAAAAAAAGAGTTCAAAAAGATATCAAAACAGTTAATAGAATTAGAAATAATGTCTAATCTAGATTGCGATTCTTTAGGTTTTTATCTTATAGCTAAAGGCAGATTTGATAAAGTTAAAGAAGAATTAGACAAATTAGATCCTTTAATAAATAGCGATGAATACGATAAACTTTCACGTTTTGAAGAAAGGCATAGGAAGCAATGTAGAGAACATGCTATAGACTTAGGTTTAACTATATCTAGTAGATGCAAATTAGTTATACCATCTAGAAAAGAAGAAAATAAAGAAGAAACTCTAGAAGATAAATTATTTGGAGGCTTATAGTTATGAATGAAGTTCAAAAACTAGCATTAGAATTATTTTCTAGAGTTAATAATTATGCGAAAAATATAGTAAATGGTAAGATAATAGCATGTAAAAAGCATATTTGGGCAGCTAAGAGATATCTAAAAGACTTTGAAAATGAAAACTATGTTTTTGATAAAAAAGAGTTAGTTAGGTTTTATGTTTGGTCAAGACAATTTAGGCATAGAGCTGGAGTATTAAAAAATAAAATAATAGAATTAACTGATTTTCAGTTATTTATAATAGCAAATTTATTCTGCTGGAAAAGAAAAGATAATGGATACAGAAGATTTAGAAAAGCTTATATTCAACTAGCAAGAAAGAATGCAAAATCACAGTTACTTTCTTTAATAGCAAGTTACGAATGTTTTCTATCAGATGAACAAGCAGAAGTGTATCTAGCTGGATGGGATAAAGAACAATCTAGTATAGTTTATAGAGAAATAACAACTCAGCTACAGGGATGCGATAGGTTAAAAGGTAAATACAAAGATTCATACGGTAAAGTTACATCAATTAAAGATGGATCTTTTATAAAACCACTATCAAGAGAGGCTAGAAATACAGGAGATGGTACGAATCCTAGTGTTGGTATAGTTGATGAATACCACGCACATAAAACAAGTGAAATTTACGATGTCATATTATCTGGTATGGTTGCAAGACCTCAACCTTTAATGACTATCATAACTACTGCAGGATTTGATTTAAGTAGACCTTGTTTTAAAGAATATGAATATGTGACTAAGATACTTGATCCTAATATAAATATTGATAATGAGGAATATTTTGCTATAGTGTGTGAACTTGATAAAGAAGATAGCATACAAGATGAAACAGTTTGGATTAAAGCAAATCCTATAGTAGCTACATATGAAGAAGGAATTAATTATTTAAGAGGAGAGCTTAAGGCAGCACTTGATGCACCTGAAAAATTAAGGAATTTCTTAACGAAGAATATGAATAAATGGGTTGATATGAGAGACGGTGGATATATGAATATGACTAAATGGAAAGAAGCTGGAGAAGAATTCAACTTTGAAGATTTTAGAAATATGGAATGTATAGCTGGCTTAGACTTATCTGCGAAATTAGACTTAACAAGTATAGGATTTGAATTCATAAAAGATGGCAAATATTATGTTTTTAGTCATTCATTTATGCCTGAATTTACATACAAACAAAGATTAAATGAAGGAAGATTACCTTTTGATTTATGGAAAAAACAAGGGCATATTACTGTAACAGAAGGGATGGTAGTAGATTATAACTACATAAAATCATATATAAAAGAAGTGGAAAAAGAATATGGAATAATTATAACTGATATATGTTATGACCCTTGGAATGCTACTCAATTTGCTAATGATATGGATAATGAAGGGTACAATATGGTTGAGGTAAGACAAGGTATACGAAGCTTAGGAGAACCTAGCAAAGATTTTCGGGAAGAAGCCTATCAAGGAAATTTAAAACACAATAATAACCCAGTTTTGGACTGGGCTTGTTCGAACGCAATTATAAAGCAAGATGCTAATGCTAACTTTATGATTGATAAGAGCCAAAGTGGGGATAAGATAGACCCTTTAGCGGCATTAATAAATGCTCATGTTATAGCTATACAACAGAATAGAATTGATATAACTAAAATAACATCAGATTACTTAGATATGATGGGTTGGTAGAAAGGAGGCGAGATAATTGAAATTTATAGACAGGATAAAGAATCTTATGAGTCCAAAAATTTCAATTGCTTTAGATGATCCAAATATATTATCTTGGTTAGGTATAAGCGAGGATACTCCTAAAAACGTACTTTCAGAAGTAACATATTTTACATGTTTAAAAATATTAAGTGAGACACTAGGTAAATTATCAATAAAAATGTATCAAAATACAGAAAAAGGCAGAATAAAGGTTAAGACCAACAATATACAAAACATATTGAAATTAAGGCCCAACCCATATATGACAAGTAGTGTATTCTGGAATACTGTTGAACAAAATAGAAATCATTTTGGAAATGCATATGTATTATGTAGATGGATGGGCAATAATTTGCAAGACTTATGGATTATGCAAAGTGATTGCGTTGAAGTATATATAGACAATGAAGGCTATTTGGGCAAAAAGAATAAAATATGGTATGTATATAATGACCCAGATACAGGGAAACAACATGTTTTTAAGTGTGATGATGTTATGCATTTTAAAACATCTAGTACATTCGATGGGATAATAGGCAAACCTGTAAGATATATATTGAAAGATAGTATATCAGGTGGATTAAATTCTCAAAAGTTTATGAATAAGCTATATAAAGAAGGGTTAACTGCCAGGGCGGTACTTCAATATACTGGAGATTTAGATAAAGATGCAAAAAGAAGATTAATTAAAGGTCTTGAAGAGTTTTCAAGCGGAGAATCAAATGCAGGTAAAATTATACCTATTCCATTAGGAATGCAACTTCAACCTTTGGATCTTAAGCTTACTGATGCTCAATTCTTTGATTTAAAGAAATATAATGCGCTTCAAATAGCTGGAGCATTTGGTCTTAAGCCGAATCATTTAAATAACTATGAAAAAAGTAGTTATAGCAATAGTGAAGCTCAACAACTTTCTTTTTATGTAGATACACTTCAATATATATTAAAACAGTATGAAGAAGAAATAACATATAAATTATTGAGTACACAACAGATTAACCAAGGATACTTCTTGAAATTTAATGAAGCAGCTATATTAAGAGCTGATATGAAGACACAATCTGAATGCTTATCTACATATGTAAATAACGGTATATATACATCAAATGAAGCTAGAGAGATACTGGATATGCCTGCAAAAGAGGGTGGAGATAGACTTTTAGTAAATGGTAACTATATGCCAATTGATATGGCTGGAAAGCAATATATGAAAGGGGGTGAAGAAAATGCCGAAGAATAAAAAAGATAATTTAGAAAAAATATTAGAAATAAAAAATAGTACAAGTGATAGTGCAGATTTATATTTTTATGGAGATATAGTATCGAGTAGTTGGGGAGCATGGGAACAAGAGGACCAATACCCATTAGCAATACAAAATTTCTTAAAAGGTCAAGAGGGTAAGAACTTAAATATATATATTAACTCCGGTGGAGGGAGTGTATTTGCAGGTATGGCAATTTATAACATGTTAAAAAGGCATACTGGGTTTAAGACAGTTAGAGTTGATGGAGTAGCAGCGAGCATAGCAAGTATTATAGCATTAGCAGGTGATAAGATAATTATTCCAGCTAATGCTTTTTTTATGATACACAAACCGTGGGGTAGTGTTACTGGAGATGCAAATGAACTTCGAGAAAAAGCGGACTTACTAGATGCTATAGAAGAAACTGCACTTTCGATATATAAAGAAAATCTAAAAAATGAAGATGATCTAGAAGTTATAAAACAAATGGTGCAAGATGAAACTTGGTTAACAGGAGAAGAAGCTTCTAAATATTTTAATATAGAAGTTTCTGACTCTGTAGATGCAGTAGCTTGTAATGGCGATATTTTAGAAAAATATAATAAGACGCCAAGGAAAATAGGCGACGAAGAAAAAAACAGCAAAAATAATACAGAAAATCAAAAAGAATTAAAAAAACAAGAAATACTACAAAGGCTAAAAAACATTGGAGGGTAATCAATATGATAAAAAATAAAAAACTATTAAAATTAGCATCAAATAATGTGTTTATGAGCAAAGATACTAGAGAAATGAAGGCTACGATAGATGAAAATAAGCAAAAAATAAAAGATTTAGTAGCTGAAAATAAAGTAGATGAAGCTGATGCGCTTATGAATGATACTGAAAAATTACAAAAAATATATAATAAGCTAATAGCTTTAGAGGATGACGAAATAGACAATATAAATAATCAAATAAATAATGGAAAAGCTAAAAAAATAAATAAAATAGAAAATAAAGTAGTATACAATGGGGAATTATTCTGTAAAGCAATAGCTGATGCAGCACTTAGACAGAAAGGCCAAAAAGGGTTAGATTTAACTGACGAACAAAGAATGGCAATAACTGAATTCGTAGATGAAGATGGAGGATATGCAGTACCAGAGGATATTTCAGTAAAGATAAATAAGCGACTAAAAGATTATACTGATATATCAAACTTAGTAAGCTATGAAAAAGTTTATACTAGAAGTGGACAAAGAACATATGAAAAGAGACAAACTCAAACTGCATTAGGAAAACTTGGAGAATATGATGCCGCTAAACAAAGTTATGGAACAATAAGTGGAACAGATACACCTAAGTTAGAAAGAATTTCGTTTAAATTAGTTGATTTTGCAGGAATAATGACTATACCTAATGATATATTAAAATTTGGGGGACCTGACTTAGAAGGATATATAATAGATTGGTTAGTAGACAAGGTCAGAGTGACTAGAAATACACTTATATTAGAAGGGGATTCAGATGATAATATAGATGGTATATTTAGTGAAAGTTCAGGGTTTACTGTTGTAGAGTTAGCAGCTAAATCATCTATAAAGGATTTTAAAAAATTACTTAATGTAACTTTACCTAATGTATTTAAACCTACTTCGAAATGGATAGTTAATCAAGATGGATTTAACTTCTTAGATTCTTTAGAAGATGCAATGGGAAGACCGTATTTACAGCCAGATCCAAAAGAACCAACAAAATATAAATTCTTAGGAAAACAAGTTATAGAAATACCAAATGAGATATTAGTTACTAAAGAAGGGAAATCTCCAATAATAGTAGGAGATTTGAAGGAAGCATACAAAAGATTTGATGATGCTTCTTACCAACTAGCTACTACTAACATAGGTGCTGGTGCATTTGAAACTAATACAACTAAAACCAGAGTTATAATGAAGTTTGATGGTTCTATAATAGATGAAAACTCAATAGTAATAGCAAATTTAACTTTACCAACTGAAGTATAATGATAAATTTAAATGATATTAAAAATTATCTCAGACTAGATTCTGATGATGAAGATATTTGGATAGCAGAAATATTAATACCAGCAGTGAAGATATATCTACACAATGCTGGTATTAAATCAGAAAAAGCGAAAGAAAGCGAATTATATACATTAGCAGTTCAAATGCTTGTTTGTCATTGGTATGAGAATAGAGATGCTGTAGCTGCAGGAAGCACAACGAAGAAAATTGAATTTTCGTTAGCTAGTATAATAACTCAATTAAAATATTGTTATGAAAATGAGGAATAAATATTATGGATGCTGGATCAATGAGACACAGAATAGAAATTCAAGTATATTCAGATATCGAAAATGAAGTAGGAGAAATGACTAAAGGTTGGTCTACATATAAAAAATTGTGGGCGGAAAAAAAACAACTAAGAGGATCTAATACTTTTGAAGGCAATAAAGAAGGTATTGAATATACTTATAGGTTTAAAGTTAGATATAGAGAAGATTTAGATGAGAGTATGAGAATAGTGCATAAAGGGATTATATATGATATTAAGCATATTAATCCTATCAATGAATTAAATCTTTACGAGACTCATATAGATTGTGTACATCATAAGGAATGTGTTTATAATGAGTAGTTATGATGTACGCGGTTTAGATGAGTATACAAATAAAATGCTTACCAAACTGAGTAAGGAATATCCTGAAAAAACAAAAAAATTTTTAGAATATCAAATAGGTCAGTGTAAATCAGAGGCTGAATATAGGACCCCAAAGGGCAAGTCTAAAGGCCGTAAGAAAGGTAAACATTTAAAAGATAACTGGAAAACTAAAATTACAGTTAAAAATGGAAAAGCTCATGCTGTTTTAAGAAATGCATCTCCTCATGCTCATTTAATTGAAAATGGACATATAACAAAGAACGGTGGATGGTGGGAAGGTAAGCATATGCTTGAGAATACTATGACCCATAGGCAACCACAGATAGACAATGCTATTGATAAGTTAATAGATGAGGTGTTTGATTTTTAGAGGTGTATATGTTAAGTATAGTAGATATAAAAAAGGCTATAGTAACTAAATTAAAGCCATTTGGTATTAATATAGTTGCTAGTGATATTAGAAGTGGGTTTAAAAAGCCTGCTTTTTTTGTACAAATCATGCCAATTGGTGAGGATGTAAATAGTGATATTTCTATAAATACTTTAACTATTAATATTCATTATTTTTCTGAAGAAAAGACAGATTTAGATAATCTAAAAATGATTGATAAACTAAAGAAAGTATTTATTAATAAGTTAGAAATTAATGATAGAACAGTTACTATTAGTGATAAAAGGTACGATATTGATGATAATGTTTTACAATTCATGTTTGATATTAGATATACCGAGGAGGTTTATAGAGAAAGTATAGATACTTATGATCCTATCGGTGATATGCAATTTAAAGTTAATTAGAAAAGAGGTGCTACTATGGGTTTACCAGAGATTAACATAGTATTTAGGTCTTTGGCTGTGTCAGCTATTGAAAGAAGTGAGAGAGGTATTGTGGCATTAGTTGTAAAAGATAGTACTGCAACTAAAAATTCATATACTTTTAAGAAATTTGCTGAGGTTATGCCAGAAGATTTTACAAATGATATATATGATTATATTAGATTAGCATTTTTAGGTAATCCAACTAAGGTTATAGTTGAGGTTATAAATGAGACGAATGAAAGAACTATAAATACTGTTCTTAAAGATTTACAATCTAAGAAATTTAACTATTTAGCTGTGCCAGGTATTACTAGCGAAGAGACTGACATTGTCTCAAGTTGGATTGTAGACTGTAGAGAAGAAGGTAAAATGTATAAGGCTGTATTACCGAATGTAGAAGCTGATAATGAAGCTATTATAAATTTTGCTACTACAGGAATTAAGGTAGGAGAAAAATCTTATACTACTGAGGTTTATTGTGCTAGGATAGCTGGTATTTTAGCAGGATTACCTCTTACTAGAAGTGCAACTTACTTTGTACTAGGTGAAGTAGACGAAATAACAGAGCATGAAGATCCTGATGCTAGTATTGATGCAGGAAAATTAATACTAGTAAATGATGGTGTAAAAATAAAGATAGGTAGAGGTGTAAACTCACTTAAGACTATCGTTAAGCCTAAAGGAAATGAGTTTAAGAAAATAAAAATAGTTGAAGCTATGGACATGATATATGAAGATATAAGAACTACTTTTGAAGATGAGTATGTTGGGAAGGTATTAAATTCTTATGATAATAAGGTTATATTCTTAACAGCTGTTAATGCTTACTTTAAGCAACTTCAAAAAGATGGAGTTTTAGATCCAAATAATGATGCTATAGCTGATATAGATGTTGATGCTCAGGAGCTATATCTTAATAAACAAGGTATAAATACTGATGATATGAATGCTCAAGACTTAAGAGAAGCTAATACTGGTTCTACAGTATTTTTCAAAGCTAATGTTAAGCCACTTGATGCTATGGAAGATTTAGAATTTAATATTTATATATAGGAGGTATAACTTATGGCTGCTATACGAGGTTATAATCAAGTATCGGGAACATGGGGACAGATTTGGTATGATGGTGTTTTAGTTATGGAAGTTAAATCCTTTGAAGCTAAGGTTACAGCTAATAGGGAAGAAGTTCAAATAGGTATGAGTAAGGACTCTAAACTTACATCTTTATCAGGTGAGGGAACTTATTCAGTATATAAAGTTTATACTAGAGGTAAAAAGAAGGTATTAGAAGCTTGGAAAAAAGGTAAAGATCCTAGATCAACTCTAGTTGGTAAAATAAAAGACCCTGACTCTCCAGGTGGACAAGGTGAAAGAGTTACTATAGATAATGTATGGTTAAATGAGCTTATATTATTACAATTTGAAAAAGGAACTCCATGCGAGGAAGAGTATAGCTTTGGATTTACTCCAGAGGATGCATCTTTTGTTGATATAATAGCTTAATAATATTAGAGGTAGTCAATTTTGACTACCTTTTTTCAATAATTAAATTATGAAAATTAGGAGGTAGTCAAAATGGCTAAAAAAGAGGTTTTATCATTAAAAGATATATTAAAGAGAAAAGAGTATTTTAAAAATAAAAAAAATGAGACTAAGGAACTTTATGTAAAAGGTTTAGACGGAAACATAGTTATAACTAAGATAGATAGAGACTTATATCTTGAGGCTTTTGATATGGAAAGAGGAGAAGGAGATCTACACATAGTTTATAACTCAATAGTTGAACCAAATATACAAGATCCACAACTACATAAAGAGTTTGGAGTGGAAGTTCCGTACTCTATATTAGATGAATTATTTGAACCAGGAGAAATAGCTAGTATATCTAATGAAATATTAGCATTTAGTGGTTATTTAAATAGTGTTGAGGCTATAGATGAGCTAAAAAACTAATACAAAGTGATATTGAAATATATATGTATAGCTATTACCTTAATAAAGGAATAGACTTAGACAAACTTATTAATTTAAGTACTTTAGAAAAATATTTCTATATTGCTAGTATGGAACAACACAGAGAAGAAGAAAGAGAAAAAATTAGTCTCCTTTAAGGAGGTGTAGTATATGGCAAAGAAAAAGCATATTAGTGCTGTAATATCTCTTAAAGATAACTTTAGTGCTGGTCTTAGGGGGATTAGAAGAGAACAAAATTCTTTTAGGAAAGAAGTTGCTCAAACTAGAAAGGCCATGGATTCAATTAATAAAAAGAAGATGACGGCTAGACTTAATGCAACTCAAGCACATAAGGCTTTTAACAAGCTAAAAAAAGATACTAGATATATTGAAGCTAAGAAAAAGCTAGTACAAGCTGTTGCCCTTAAGGACATGGCTACAGCTAAGATTAAGAAAATACATTCCAATTTAAAAGCTATAGGGAAGTTTGTTGCCAAGCCTATAATAGCAGCTAAAGATAAAGCCACAGCGGTATTAGGAAAAGTAAAAGGTATTATCGGAGGACTAGCAAAAGGATTAGCTATACCGATAACTATTGCCACCGCAGGGGTAGCATCTACCTTAAATAGTGGTATGGATTTAGAAAAGCAACAGATTAGTATGAGGCACTTTATGGGAGTTGGTAATAAGGATAAATCCAGTAGCGAACTCGATAAGATGAGTGCTGATTATCTAAAGAGTCTTAGAAATAATGCAAATGCAACGCCATTCGAGACAAGAGAAGTTATTGCAGCAGGGACTAGAGCCTTACAAATAGCTGGAGGAAATACTAAAGAGGCTATGGGAATGGTAAAATTAGCCGAGGATATGGCAGCTTTAAATCCAGGCAAGACGGTTGGAGATGCTATGGAAGCTTTAGCAGATATGAACATAGGTGAGATGGCAAGACTTACTGAATTCGGTGTTAAGGCTAGTAGTAAAGATGATCCTAAAGAAGTTCAAAAACAATTAGAGAGTATGTATGCTGGTGGTGCTGAGAAATTATCGAGTAGTGCTAGTGGTTTATTATCTACTATCACTGGTAAGTTAAAAAGTAATTTAGCTGATATAGGGTTAGGTATGTTAGAACCTTTAAAGCCAGTTATGACAGATTTCATAGGTTTAATAGATAGTGCTACACCTAAGATGCTTGAAGTTGGTCAAGCTATTACTAGTGGTATAGGTACTGGTATTCAGTTCATTCAGACTCATTTACCTACTATAGCACCATTTTTCCAAACTGCTTTTGATACAGCAAAGGGAATAGTTAGTACAGTAACTCCTATTATAGGTCAATTAATTACGGCTTTAGGTCCAGTATTTAATGGTCTTTTATCTGTTGCTCAAGTAGTTATGCAAGGTATAGGAATGGCTGTTCAGACGGCTGCACCTATAGTAAGTGGTTTAATTAGTGCTTTAAGTCCTGTATTTAGTAGCGTAGGTAGTGCTTTAAAGAGTTTAGGTACTATATTTAATAGTGTATTTAAGGGCATTATGAATATAGTTGAAAAGGCTTATAATTTTATTAAACCTTTGATAGATGGAATAGGTAGTGCAGTATCTGGTATTAGTGGTGCTATATCAAGTGGTCTTAGTTGGGTAGCTGGTAAATTGGGTAAAAATGCTACTGGTACTAAGTACTGGGGTGGTGGATTATCTCTAGTAGGTGAACATGGTCCAGAATTAGTACAAATGCCTAGAGGTTCTAAGGTTTATACTAATACTGAAACTAGAAGAATTGCTAAAGAAGGTAATGAGGCATCCTCAAGCTATGGAGCTACTCCATCTGTAACTAGTCATTCGATTAATATAGCTAAATTAGCTGAGACTATAATTGTTAGAGAAGATGCTGATATAGATAGAATAGCTAAAGCATTAGTTGATAGATTGACTAAGACTAAACTGAATTATAGAGGTGTTTACTAATGGAATATTGGTTAAAGAAGCAAAATGGTGATAGTCTAAGATTGCCTGTACCTCCATCTGAATATAATATTTCAAAAGGTGTTAATATTGAAACTGAAAAGGTTAATGAATTAGGGGAAGTTGGTTTATTTGGTGGTAAGAATTTACAACAAATAGAATTAACTTCCTTTTTTCCTAATCAAGAGTATTCATTTTGCCAGTATAAGGGATTTCCTAAGCCTAACGAGTGCACTAAATTTATAGATGATATAAAAGATAATGGAGAACCTGTAAGACTTCTTATTACTGGTACAGATATAAATGCTGAATTTCTTATAGAAAACTTTGAGTATGGCGAGAGGGATGGCACTAGGGATATTTATTTTACTTTAGTTTTAAGAGAATATAGGAGAATTAGTGTACCTGTAGTTAAAAAGACTACTCCAGAGCCTCAACAAACACAGAGGCCAGCATCAACACAAACACAAACAACTAAAAAGACATATACTGTAAAGAAAGGGGATTGTCTTTGGAATATATCTAAAAGGTTTTATGGAAAAGGTAGCTTATATACTAAAATCTATAATGCGAATAAAGATAAAATAAAAAACCCTAATAAAATATATCCAGGGCAAGTACTGGTGATACCATAATGGCTATTAAGTTAGAGGTTATTAAAGAAAATGATAAAGAGATACAAATTATAGATATAACTCAGTTAATAGGTAGTGTTACATGGAGCGGAGATATCCAGGAAGCATCTAGGTCTCTTGAGTTTGATATGATTGTATCTCCTTATGATAAAAATATTCCTAAGGTAGATGTTAAATGTGGTGATGTAGTTAAGTTCTATGAGAATAATAAAGAATTATTCAGAGGATATGTATTATTTAGAAGACGTTCATATAATTCAACTAAAATGTCATTTGAATGTTTAGATAGAGGATTTTATCTTATAAATAACGAAGGAGCTTATAACTTTAAAGGTAAGACCCCAGAGGAAGTAGCTAAAAAGTTATGTAGTGACTTCGGTATCCCTGTAGGAACTATTGCATCTACAGGATATAAATTTGATAAAAAGTTTACTGGAACTAATTTAGATGAAATAATAATGACTTTCTATACTTTAGCATCCGCTAAAAATAATAAAAAATATATGGCTTTATTTAAAGAAGATAAACTTTATGTTATCGAAAAAGGTGTTAAGGTTTTAGATGTCGAGTTTCATAATGGATATAATATAATAGATTCTCAATTTAGTGAGGATATTAGAGATATAAAGTCAAAGGTTACTGTTATTGATGATGATGGTAAGGTAATACATACTAAAATAGATGATAATTTAGTAAAGCTATATGGTAGTTTTCAGAAGGTTATAAAAAAAGAAGAGGGTAAGGATTATAAAGATCAGGCTAATCAGGCTATAAAAGATATTTCTCAAAAGGCTGAAATAAAAGGTTTCGGTGATACTAGCTGTGTAACAGGTTATGGTGTTCATGTTAAAGATGGATATACAGGACTTACAGGTTTATTTTATATAGATCAGGATAAGCACAAATGGGAAAATGGAATTTATACTATCGAGTTGACTTTAAATTTTAAGAATATAATGAATGAGGTTGATGCTGGTGATGATAATGAAGAAAGTTCAAGTAGTAGTTCTTCTTCAAGTAGTAGCTCAAGTTCAAGCTCAAATTCTAAGGCTGATAAAGTTATTTCAATGGCAAAGAGTAAGTTAGGTTGCAAGTATGTATGGGGAGCTCAAGGTCCTAGTACTTTTGACTGTAGTGGTCTTATGGTATATTGTTTTAAGAATGCTGCAGGAATAAACTTACCTAGAACATCAAAAGAACAGTCCAGCTATGGAACTAAAGTAAGTAAATCAAACTTAAAATCTGGAGATATGGTATTTTTTAATACTAGTGGTAAGGGTGTTTCACATGTTGGTCTTTATATAGGTAATGGTAACATGATACATGCACCTAAGACCGGAGATGTAGTTAAAATTGTAAGTATTAATACTAGTTATTATAATTCAAGATTTGTAACTGGTAGAAGAGTTTTATAGGAGGCATAGTATTATGGAAAGTAATCCTTTTGCTGATTTAATAAGTATTATGAGAGATGAGGGTAAAACTCCTTCATCTTTTTTTATGGGAGAGGTTATAAAGCCATTACCAAACATTGAGATTAATACTCAAGGTTTACCCTTGTATAAATCTGATTTGATGATTGATAAATGGCTATATGATAGAAATTGTATAGGATTTGAATGTTCAAGTGCAAGTAGTTGTCCTGACGATGGAGGACATAAACATACTATAAGTACTAATCCGAGTTTAAAAGATACTTTAAATCCCGGAGACAAAGTATTTTTAGTTTGTTTAGGCGAGAAATTTTTAATCTTAAGTAAGGTGGTGGACCTATGATTTTCCCTTTTTTAAATGGTGATGCTTTGGTTGAAGAAAAGTCAAGTGAGGAAGATCTACCTCTATTAAAAGAAGTTGCTTGGGATTTTGAAGAAGATAAACCAATAATTAATAAGTTTGGTGAGATTCAAATTGTAGAAGGGGTTGAAGCATTAAAGATATGGATTTATAAAGCTATAAAAATATCTAGATTTGAATATGATATCTATTCATGGGATTATGGATGTGAGGTTAATACATTATTAGGTCAAAGTTACTACTCTAAAGGTCATATTGAGTCAGAGTCTAAAAGATATATTAGAGAGGCTGTGTCAACTAATCCATATATCAAGTCAATTAATTTTAAAAATATTAGTTTTTCAGATGATAAATTAAATGCTGAGTTTGAAGTGGATTCAGTCTATGGGGAGGTGAACATAGTTGTATAAAGACCAAACATACGAAGTTATCAAAGAGCGTATATTAGATGGGAATATATCTAATATAGATAAAAAAGAAGGTAGTTTTACTAATAATATGATATCTCCTATAGCTGTTGAATTTGCTAGGACTTACATGGAGTTTGAGCATATATTAAATATATTATTTGTTACGGATAGCTATGGAGAGTATTTAGATAAAAAAGCTAATGAGTTTGGTATCTATAGAAAAATGGGTACTAAGGCAAATGGTATTGTAAGGGTATATGGATCTGAGGACACTGTTATTCCTAGAAATGCTACAATAACTACTAATACTGGATTAGTATTTATTGTTAGTAGACAAGATTATATTAAAGAAGAATATGTAGATTTACTTGTTGAAGCGAGTGAAATAGGAGAAATATATAATATTGAGGCTGATGAATTATGGTCAACATCTATTAGCGATGGAGTTAATACTATTGAAGTTAATAAAATTGAAAATACTTCAAAATTTGTAGGTGGAGTTGAAATTGAGTCAGATGATCAACTTAGAGAGAGGATATTAGAACAGGCTAGAAATCCAGCTACAAGTGGTAATGAACAGGATTATATAAATTGGTGTAAGGAAATAGATGGTGTATTTAATGTTACGGTTAGGCCACTTTGGAATGGTCCTAACACAGTAAAACTTATTATATCAGATGAAGATAAACAACCTTTGCCAGAGACTATAGTTACTAAATGTGATGAATATATTCAGTCTATAAGACCTATAGGAGCTAATGTAACTGTTAGTAATCCATCTATATTTCATGTTGATGTTAGTATTACTGTATATACATCAATGAATAGTGAAGATATTAAAAATCAAATAAAATATGTTACAGTTGAAAATCTTAAGTATTGTACTGATAAGATACGTTTAAATAGCCTAGGTGCTGAATACTTAAGTATTGAAGGTATGATCGATTATGATAATTTTACTATTAATGGTTCTAGTAATAGTGTAATGAATATTCCTGTAGATCATGTTGCTGTACTTAGGAATTTAACTGTAAATTTTAGCGATGATTATAGGAGGTAGTGTATGAGTAGATTGATGAATATGCTACCTTTTTTATATCAAAATTCTAAATATATTAGAGACGTTCAAAATTCTTTAGAAAGTGAAAGAGATATACTTGAAAAAGAATTTATTAATTTTTATGATAATTTATTTGTTGAAAGTAGTTCCTGGAGCTTAGAATGGTGGGAAAAGTTTTTAGATGTTAGATCAACAAGTAAAGATATTGAAACTCGAAAAAGTGTTATTAAGAACAAACTTAAATTCAGAGGTGTTACTAATAAAGATGTAATACTAGAACTTTGTTCTCAGTATGGATTTGGGCAAGTTGAAATTAGCGAAGACTTTGATAATGGTAAGTTTACTATACGTTTTATTAGTAAAGAAGGAGAGCCAGATAACTTAAGAGATTTAATTAATCAATTAAATTTAATTATTCCTAGTCACATTTCTTATGATTTTCATTTTACTTATGTTTTATGGAATGAGATAACGAATAAAACTTGGAAAGATATATCAGATATGACTTGGGACAGTATTAGAAAAGTTGATAAAAAAGAAGACAATTTAATATCCATACCAAGCGATAACACTATACCAAGTGAAATTTATCCAGGACAAGGTTTATAGGAGGTAATTTTATGAGCAATTTGACTACAAATTATAAATTGATAAAACCAGGTTATGAAGATGCAATAGATGTAGAAAATTTTAACAAAAACTTCGATATTATTGATAAAACTCTTTATAGTAAAGTTGAAAAAGTAAATGGTAAGGGATTATCTACGAATGACTATACAAATGCTGATAAGCAAAAAGTTGATACTATAACTAATAAAGTAGATAAAGTATCAGGTAAAGGACTATCTACAAATGATTATACAAATGAAGATAAAGAAAAATTAAATACTATAACTAATAAGGTAGATAAAGTATCAGGTAAAGGACTATCTACAAATGATTATACAAATGAAGATAAAGAAAAATTAAATACTTTATCTAATTATACTCACCCTGAAACTCATTTAGCTAGTATGATTGTGTTTGAAGATGGAGAAACATTACAGGAGAAGTTTGATAACAATACATTATTTACTCCTATAAATACTGCAACGAGAGTTTAGGAGGTTTTTTATGAGTTTAATATATAATAAAACAGAATGGAAAGATGATAAAAGTACTCCAATTAATGCAAATAACTTAAACAATATAGAAGATGGTATAGAGTATATATATTATAAATGGGATAAGATTATTGGAGATTCTACTACTGGAGATCATGCAGCTGAATTAATAGATGCCAGGTATAGTCCATTTTACTCAGAGCAACATCCTACAGTAGGTCATAGACTTAATCATATGGATGAACTAATGTACCTATTAATAAATGGAAGAACTATAGACGGTGGAAACTTAGGAGATGAAGGAATAAGAAATATATATGATGGAGGAGAATTATAATGGCTATAGATACTATTAAATTTAAAAGAGGGGTTAAAAGTAAATTAAATAATTTATCTTATGGAGAACCTGCTTATATATCTGATGAAAATGAGTTGTATATAGGTACAGAAGATGGAGTTGAGAAGATAACTCGCAATAAAGAAGTGGCTGAACTTAGTTCGCAATTGGAACAAAAGGCGGACGAATTTTTTGTTGGTGAATATGTTAATGTTGTAAAGTATGCACAATTAAAAAATATTTCACTAGATGATGCAATAATTGAATTAGAAGGGGAAAAATTATTTTTCCCAAATGGTACACACGAAATAAATAATTTAAATAGTGTAAATAATGTTAAAGGAGAAAGCGAAAATAATACCATTATAAAAATAGTTAGTGGTAGAGATATTCAACCAACAGCATTTACAATCTATGAAAATATAAAAATAGATTTAGACAACCAAGGGTCATTATTAGCTCCAAGAGGTGATGCTAGTGCAACAAATTTATTAAAACTATATAAAGTACATATATGTAATGCAATAAATGGTGTTGTAACTCAACTAGGAACACATATAGTTGATTGTGAAATATATAATTGTTCTAGTTATGGAATCTATAATAAAGGAACTGATTGTTTAATATCGAATACAACAATTTCTAATACAGATAAAGCAGGATTATATAATAGCAGCAAGTCTTTAAGAATGTCAAATTGTAAATTATATCTAACTAATAGGGTTGATTATCAAA